TATAGTACCTAAAGTATTAGCTTCTACATTTGATTCTATACCGCCTCCTCTTAAATACCTAATAGTTAGAGTTGTGTTAGCAGGAGCATTTCCGTAAGCACCTGAATATAAGAAGTTTGAAGGATCGTAAGCCTGTAAACTTCTATTTTTACCCTCCATAGGTACTGGTGATCCTACATTTGTCGGGTTAGGTAGGAAAGCATCTACACTATCTGTTGCAGTCCCGGCTCCGAACTGTATTAGTAGTTGTCCGATTGAATTAAACCGTGTAACAAATCTATTAGGTGTTTTTGATGTGGATACCAAATACGGAACTTTGTTTGAATTATCTCCTGTATTAACAGAATCATTATAAACTGTTTCTTGACCTAAGAATGGTACTTCTTTCCATACACTGTTATTACTGTCTACAATGTCAATAATACCTATAATATCAGAATCTTCTATTGTTAGTGTCAAAAATTTTGATGCTGTACCTATAGTCTCTGTCTGAGTGATTATCTCCCCACTCTTAGCTTTCACTTTCTTAATTAGTTCGTATTCTGCTGGTAGATTGTTATCAATTGAGTATACGAGTGCTTCTGTTGGGTCGTAAGAGCTAGAAAAAGAAAAATCTACTTGATCTTCTATTAAAAACTTCTGTACTCCGTTTGAGACAACGCTATTAGCTCCTATTGATAATGCTTGTGCGAAGTTAGGGACATACTCTGATCCAGATGCTGCAACTCTTTGTCTTAATTCTATCTCTACAGAAGCAGCAGCAGTAGTCTTTGGTCTATATCCCATTTGATATGCCAATGTGTAAAGGTTACTTGGATCTTGTGCATACTGTAAATATGTTTCTTGTAGCTGTGAATCTTGATAGTATGACAATATATCTCCTACGTATGCTGCCATTTCTACAAACATCATACCTGGTGATGTTGGTGAGAAGTCATTGTATGTGTCCGGGAAGTAGTTCTTAGCTAAGTCTACTAATTGCGATTTTAAACTATTAAAATCTTTATCTGTATATTTTATGTTAACGTCTTGAGCCATTATTGTTCGAAGTTAATTGTTATTTCATCCTCTGTTTCGGTATCTCGTATGTTAAACTTAAGAGAGAATAGTATTGTGTTATCATCTACAGCACTTGTTAAAGTGAGTTCTTTTATATTTAGATTAGGGAAGTAAGTTAATAGTTCTTCACGTATCAATAACTCTAAACTTGTTAGATTGTCTCTATTGATATTTGCGAATATTAAATTACGTATACCTGAACCGAATGCAGGATTAAAGTACCTTTCTCCTTTACCTGTTAGTATGAAGTTAATTAAGTTAGATTTAATAGCATCTTTTGTTTCATACGAAGAATTGAACACAGCTTTACCTGAAAGAGGAACGGTAATGCCTACTGCTCTTCTTTTTTCTAAATCTATAGGGTTAATTCGTTTTGCTCCGTATGCCATAGTTTATTACCTTTTTATCTTATTAGCAGCATTAAATACATCGCCTGCTTTCTTAACAAAGTCTAGACTGTTAATATCTATACCTGGTGCTGCTCCACTGTTTCTTCCCAATTGAGAAGCGACATTTGATGCCATACTATGACCCGGTGATACCATATCTGATGTTCCAGAGAATACATTCTTATACTCTTCATTAGTCATATTCTTCCTGGTCATTGATAGCATTTCATCTAAAGTTGTTTTACCCATTACTGGGTTCATTTTGCTTGGTGCTTTCTGTTCTACTTGAACAGGTTTAGCAGATGTTTGTGTAAATGTTGGCTTACTCGCTGCTTTAACTGCCTCGTTCATTACCTCTTGTAACTCTTCCTTGACAGCTGATCTTACTTCTTCGCGAATAATTTTACGTAGTTGATCTAGTTTCATATATATAAATAGTTAGTTTATGGAAGTTGATTATTAATTCTAAATTTTATTTCGTCTACCAGTATTCTTGTAGAGGAACTAAATGATGGTGGCCCTTTTAAAACCACAACACCTTGTGCATTTTCTACTACAGCGTACCTTCTTGGAGCAAAAACTGGTGAGTTCTTATCCACTAATATACGTATAGTGTAGGTAGTGCCCATACCAGATGGGTTTGGTTTAAAGTAACTGAATACATTACTATCTACCTCGTTAGTCAAACCTGCATTAGAAGGTAGATTTTCTATACCTGCTAGTATCCTATCTTTATCTTCTTGAGGAAGGTTTTCTACACAGGACCAAAGCTTTATATCGATTGATTCTAGCTTTGCTTTTAATGGCTCTAGCCCTGAGAATCCGAGATCTGTTAAATCTTTTATTGCTTGTTGGTCTTTATATAACATGTCTACTATCTGACATGCTAAGTTAAGGAGTTGAGCGAACCTGTTCTGTGCACCTATTGATACTGAGAAGATAACACCTCCACTTGGACCTGGTGGTAGTCCGATTGTTCCAGGTATGGATATCATCTCTAGTACAGTAACTGTAACTTTTGCTGCTTTAATCGGTGGATCTAGTATATCAGCAAACTTTTTTATTGGTTCAATTTTCTTTTCTAATCCGTTTATTGCATTTAAGAGATTATCTCTTACTTTTAAGATCTTTTCTATTTCTTCAACGGGTGGGCAGATAGAGCCTAATAACTTTTGCTGTATTTTTGAAACCTCTTTTAAGACTAAAGCATAGACTCTTGCTTCTAGTTGACCTAAAAATTTTGCTATAAACTCTGCGAGTTTTGATGGTGGTATACTACATGGCATTATTCTACAAAGGTTTTAGTTGACTTCAAAAGAGACTTACCTTTTGGGTTTATTCTATTCTTTAGTGATTTAAAAGCTCCTAATGAGGAAGCTCCTTTCATATTAATTTGCGGTATAGCATCTCCTTTAACTGTTTTTGCTTTCATCATTGCTTTTGCCATTCCTTCTAGTACATCAATTACATCCTGTAAATACGTTTCAACTTGATGTCCTAGCATTACAGGTTGTTTAGCGTTTCCATCTGCTGTTCTAGCACGAGAGCCTATATATATTTTATCAGCATCTATACACATATAATCTTCTCCGTCTATGTTAACTGTTTTTGAATTAATCCCTATAGATTCCTGACCAGATATTAAAACTTCATTTGACCGGGCGTTTAGTACTATTCTATCTGAATTAAGCAATAACTGTGAGCCTTGAAACTTTGAAGGAGTATCTGGGCTTTTATCGTATGAAGATCTTTTATTATTTGCTAAGAATAAAGGTATAGAATGATCTGAAGTAAAGTACATAGAAGCAGGATCTTCATTTATATCTTCTACAATATGACTAAATCCGTTTTGTGTTTCTTTTTGACCGTTACTTATTACTATAAATGGTTTATCCTTATTAGAATCATCAGTCAACTTATTCTCTTCTATCTCCGTACCTGACATTCTTATTGTCTGTCCTAACCTACCTGAGATTATGGTATCTCCTGGGAATGGTTGAAGTGGGGCTAACTTATCGTTGATGTCAAATGCTTCACCGATATTAACTCCTTCTTGATCTATATCAGTTGGGAATGCACTATGATGTGGATGATTCCAAAGATTATAGGCAGTTTGATAGTATTTTCTAGAGTAACTACTTGCTTGTCCTAGGTTAGTACCTGGTCCTGTCTGTATTAAAATAATTTCATTCTTTACAGGGAGTGTGTTAATATCTCTATTTAACGGATAAGCAATACCTGAGTAGATTATATCTCCTGTATCGGATGTATCTACTCCGTCTGCTAAATCTATATACAGTACAACACCTATTGAATCCGGTCCTCCGTATTGATCATAGTATTTATGTTCAGAATTTAATATAACATCTACAACTCTACCGGGGTTGAGGTTACCTCTGTCACCGCTAGTCAGATCTCCTGTTTGAGACTTTGTTCTATAGTTATTATCTAACATACCTACTATTCTTTTTCTTCTGATTTATCAGATGATGTCTCTACTTCTTCTTGTATTTCTTCAGTTTCTTCTAATAAGGATTGTAGTGAATCAAAATCAAATAGATCATTTCCGTCTCCTTTTGTTTGTGCTATCTCTATTCTCTGAATAATAGTGGCTAGTTTTATTAAAGCATCATCATTCTTAACTCCTATCTCCATATACTCTTTAATCATTGGTACTATCAAAGTAGCATCACCAATATTCTCTATAAGA